CCTGGTCATGCTCCGGGCCCTGGCCGAAGACGACGGCTACAGCCTGAATGAGTCCGTGCTCCAGAGTATCCTGGGCGTGTTCGGCCACCGGGTTTCCCGGGACCGGGTGAAAACAGAGCTGGCATGGCTGAAAGAACAGGGCCTGGTGCGCATCGAAACTGTGGTGTCTGTGCAGGTGGCCACCATCACCAGCCGGGGGCTGGATGTGGCCAACGGATCTGTGGTGGTGCCGGGAGTCAAACGCCCGGGACCCAGGGACTGCTGATCATGGCAGAGCGAAAAAAACACCAGCAGTCCAGCATTGACCGGCTGCCGGACGATGTCCGGGAAGCCCTTCAAAGCCTGCTTCGTGATCCCCGGGTTACCGACCTGGAAGCCACGGCCCGGATCAATGAGGTGCTGGCGGCGGAAGGCCATAACGCCCAGCTGAGCAAGTCTGCTGTCAACCGCTATGCCCTGCGCATGCGGGAGGTGGGCCGCAAGCTGGAAGAGTCCCGGGAGACCGCCAAGATGTGGATCGGCCGCCTGGGCAGCGAACCCGCCGGAGAAGTGGGAAAGCTGGTGAACGAAATGGTCCGGACCCTGGCGTTCCGGGTGGTCATGCGTGCCAGTGAGGAAGAAGACGAAGATATCAGTGTGGATGATCTCAAGTCCCTGGCCATCTCCGTGCATCGCCTGGAGCAGGCTGCGGAAAAGAATGCGGCTGTGGAGGCCAAGATCCGGCATCAGGCCCGTGAGCAGGCCATGCAGGAAGCAGTTGATACCGTTGAACAGATCGCACAGAAAGGCGGGCTGTCTAAAGATATTTCACAGGCCGTCCGCCGGCAGTTACTGGGGCTCAGTTCATGACAGCCGATGTCCTGATACCGGACACCTCCCAGGTGGAAGCCCCGCCCGTTCTGCTGCCTTATCAGCGGGAATGGGTGGAGGATAAGTCTCAGCTCAAGGTGGGGGAAAAGTCCCGCCGGATCGGCCTGACATGGGCAGAAGCGGCCGATGACGTGTTGATTTCCGCCGAGGAAGGGGGCCAGAACTGCTATTACATCGGGTACAACCAGGACATGGCCGTGGAGTACATCGAAGCCTGCGCCATGTGGGCCAGGGCATTCAACTGTGCCGCATCCAGCGCACAGGAGGGCCTGTGGGAAGAAGACCAGGAAGATAAATACATCAAGACCTATACCATCCGCTTTCCCGGATCCGGCAAACGGATTGTGGCCTTGTCCAGCAGACCGGCCAACCTTCGCGGGAAACAGGGCGTGGTGATTATCGATGAGGCCGCGTTTCATGACCAGCTGGAAGAGCTGCTCAAGGCAGCCATGGCCTTGCTGATCTGGGGCGGTCAGGTGCGGATTATTTCCACCCATGACGGGGTGGACAATCCGTTTAACGAGCTGATCAACATGATCCGATCCGGCAAACGGGAAGGGTCTGTGTTCCGGTGCACGTTTCTTGAGGCGGTTGAACAGGGTCTGTACCGCCGGGTCTGTTTGAGGACCGGCATTGAATGGACCCAGGAAGGCCAGGACGCATGGGTTAAAAAAGTATACGGGTTTTATGGGGATGACGCAGAGGAAGAGCTGGATGTGGTGCCCAGGCACAGCACCGGGGCATATCTGTCCGGCACCCTCATAGAGTCCCGCATGGCACCGGCCCCGGTGATCCGCCTGCACAAAAAAGACACGTTTGCGGAGATGCCGGAGCCATCCAGGCGCGCTGTGATCGATGACTGGTGCCGGGATGTCCTGCTGCCACTGCTGAACGATCTGGACACCAGCCGGCAGCATGTACTGGGCGAGGACTTCGGCAGAAGCGGGGACTTAACCATCCTTGCCCCCGGGGAGATCGGCATGGACCTGGTGCGGCGGGTGCCGTTTATTGTTGAGCTGCGCAATATACCGTTTGCCCAGCAGGAGCAGATCCTGTGGTTTATCATCGACCGGCTGCCCCGGTTTAAATCCGCCGGACTGGACAGCAGAGGCAACGGCCAGCAGCTGGCAGAGAACACAGCAGACCGGTATGGCCGGTCAAAAATTCACCAGGTGATGCTGTCAGACAAATTTTATGCAGAACAGTTTCCGCCGTTCAAGGCGGCGTTTGAAGATGCCATGGTCCTGGTGCCCCAGGACAGCGATATCAAGGATGACCTGCGGGCCGTTCAAATGATCGGCGGGGTCCCCAAGATCCCGAAAACCACCGGCCAGGGCAAAAAAGGAGAAAAAAGGCATGGTGATGCCGCCATTGCACTGCTGCTCATGTGGTTTGCCGGCATCCAGGACACCTGTGTCATCGAATCCGCCACCGCCGTGCCGTGGCAGTCAACACAAATGTTTCGGGGGTATTGATGGAAAATCGCGGGATCTGGGTCACGCCCACAGAATATATCGACCTGTCGGAAAAATGGCCGGTCAGCAAGACATCCGAGCTGATGGGGGAAATCTATGCCGGCGGATCCGTGGGCGGGTTTGATCCGGTGGGATGGCTGGGGCTCTTGCCTGATCCGGACCCGGTGCTGGAAAAGACCGGGGACCTGCCGGCCGTGCTCAGAAGCCTGACAGCCGATGACAAGGTGATCAGCTCGATTCAGAACCGCAAGCTGGGGACTCTCAAGAAAAAAGATTATGGATTTGACCCGGGCAAAAGAGGAGACGATGAGCCGGACAAGGCCGCTGTGGCATTGTGTGACGATTTAAAACAGGACCTGGAAGATATCGACCTTTACAAGATCTTTTCCCAGATCCTGGACGCACCGTTCTACGGGTCCACACCTGTTGAAATCATCTGGCACCAGGACAATGGAAAGCTGCGGATCAAAGACCTGCGGCCCCGGCCCATGGAGTGGTTTGGATATGACGGGGATCACCGGCCGGTGTTTCTTGGCCCCCTGGGGGAGCTGCCCATCCCGGCCGTGTATGAAAAACTGGTGATGGTGCGGCATTTTGCAGATGCGGTCAACCCCTACGGCCTGCGACTGCTGTCCCGGTGTTTGTGGCCCGTGGCCATCAAAAAAGGCGGTATCCGGTTCTGGACCACCTTGTGCGAGCGGTTCGGCATGCCCTGGGTCATCGGGCATGTGAACGGGGATGAGACAGAGCGCAACAAGGCTTTGTCCCAGCTCACCGCCATGGTGCAGAATGCCGTGGCTGTGGTGTCCGGTGACACCACCGTGGATATCGAATCCACAGCCGGCAAAACCGGGGACCTGCACCCGGCCCTGGTCAAATATTGTGACACCTCCATTGCCAGGGCGCTCCAGGGGCAGAGCCTGACAAATGAAGGCACCAGCACGGGATCATATGCCGAGTCAAAGACCAGCAAGGAATCTTTGGGCGATTACCAGGAAGCGGATGAGCAGCTCATTATCACCTTCATGGACCGCCTTGCCAAGCGATACCGCAATGTAAACGACCCGGGCGCCATGGCACCGGTGTTCCGGTACCGGGAACCCGAGGACTATCACGCCCTGGCAGATCTTGACAACAAGCTGTCAAAGGTGGGGGTGAAATTTAACAAAGAGCACTTCACCCGGCGGTACCGGCTGTCTGAAGATGAGTTTGAGATGCGGGAAAACACACCGGATCCGGACAGCCCGCCATCCGGTGACGGTGCACCGGCAGAGTTTGCGGCCGGGGATGCTGCAAAGAAAACCCCGTCACAGGAAAAAATTGACGTTTTTTCCGGCGATCTGGCCAAGTCCACGGGTAAGGACATGGACCGGGCAGGGAAAACGATTTTAAAGGCCATTTCTGAGGCCCAGGATTATGACGATGCCATTTACCGGATACTGGCCCTGTATCCGGACCTGACCCAGGAGGCGTTTGAAACGGCCCTGGAGCAGGGACTGTTCAATGCAGAGCTGTTCGGCAGGTACGCGGAACAGGAAGGTGAGGACTGATGCCGGAAGTAAAACCCATTGCGCTGCCGTTCAAGGATGCCCAGGATTTCTGGAAAGACAAGATCCAGCTGTCTGCATCGGATTTCCGGAAGCTGTCTGACGAAGCCAGAATGAAAGCCTTTGCCGTGTCCGGCATTGCCAAAGGCGATGAACTGGAAATGGTGTACAACGCCCTGGGCAAAGCCGTGGAAGGCAAGATGCCGTTTAAAGAGTTCCAGGCATCCCTGTCCGGTGTATTTGAAAAACGCGGCTGGACCGGGGTATCCGCCTGGCGGGTGGATAATATCTACAGGACCAATGTCCAGGCAGCCTACATGGCAGGAAGGTGGAAACAGGCAAAAGCAGCGGCCCGGCTCCGGCCCTATGGCCAGTATTCCGCGGTGAACGATACCCGGACCCGGCCCACCCATACCGCAGCGCACGGCATGATATATCCCCTGGACCATCCGTTCTGGGACACCTGGTGGCCGTTGAACGGTTTCCGGTGCCGGTGCACGGTCAAGACCCTGTCCGAGCGACAGGTCAAAGAGCGGGGCCTGACGGTCCTGGAAGAGGACATGACCGGCAAGCTGGTGGAACCGGTGGACCCCAGGACCGGCAGCAAGATGCCGGCCCGGCTGCTGATGCCGGACCCCGGGTTCCAGTACCACCCGGGCAAAAGCGCATTCGGCGGGATTACGCCGGCTGAAGGCCCCGGGGGAATGGAAGATATCGGCCGCAGAACCTACACCGACTATAAGCGCAAAAAAATAGACAATCTGCCGGCCAAGGCCCATCACCGGTTTTCAGACAAGGATCTGCTGGAGAATGCTGCCGAATATATCAAGCGCACCGGTGCGGACGGCCAGGTATCAGAGCGGTATTTCGTCGGCAAGTTTTTGTCTGAGTTCGGCATTGAAGGCACCGGAGAAACCGTGTTCCGGGATGTAATTAATTCGCCGGTTGTTGTCGGTCCAAAGCTGTTCACATCCGCCTCCGGCCGGCTGAAGGTCACCAAAAATGGGCGGGAAAAGTATTTGCCCCTGCTGGCCCGCACAATTAAAGAGCCCTATGAGATATGGCTGGTGCCGCAAAAAGACAAGAAAACAGGCCGGGTGATCCTGCGCAGGCGGTACATTGCTGCATTCTCAGACGGCCCTGACAATAAAATCACCGGATTTGCCGCATTTGATTACCACCAGGATGGATGGGAGGGCGTGACAGCTTTTCCTCCGGAAAAAAGCGATTATGCGGACAAGCTTCGGAACGGGGTGATGCTTTATGGCAGGTAAGGCAGGGAGAAACCGGGCCGGCTCACAACCCGGCACGCAGCATGTGGCACGATGGGGTGGCCCCCCATCACGTGCTGCGTTCCCTAACCAGCAATATATTAATTTCACAGGAGATCGTCAATGACAAAATGGATTGAAATACTGAAGACCGGCAAATTCACCGCCAAAAACGGCAAGGATGTCACCATCACATCCGAGGACATCGACAACCTCATCCAGGGGTTTGATCCGGAAAAAGCATCCGCCCCCCTGGTGTTCGGCCATCCTGAAGACAGCCACCCGGCCTATGGCTGGGCCGACGGGCTCAAGCGGGTCGGGGATGTGCTGCTGGCAAAATTCAAACAGGTGCCCCAGGCGGTCACGGATCTTGTATCTGCCGGGCATTATAAAAAAATATCCGTGTCGTTGACGCCCGACAAAAAGACCCTGCGGCATGTGGGGCTTCTGGGTGCGGCCAGACCGGCGGTACCGGGTTTGGCGGACGTGGCTTTTGAGGCTGGGGACGATGACGTTCTCATTTATTTTTCAAACCCTTCTACCAAGGAGACACAAATGGGGGAAGTTGAGGAACTGAAGGCAAAGCTGGCAGCAGAGGAAACAGCCAGAAAAGAGGCACAGGCAAAGGCACAGGCGGCGGAAGCCCAGCTGTCTGAATCAAAAAAGAAAGCCCTGGAGGCTTCCATGGAATCCCGGATCGATGCTCTGGTGGGCAAACAGATCCTGGCCGCTGACAAACCGCTGGTCAAACAGATTGCCATGGCCCTGGGAGAAACCGGAGAGGAGATCGAACTGAGCGAGGGCAAAGGCAAAAAGCGCCTGGATGACCACCTGTTTGATTTCCTGTCCACCCTCCCGGACAGAAACCTGCTCACCGAGTTCAGCAACCCGGACCCGGACGGCAAAAAAGAGACCACCACCGGCGGATCCACGGAAATGATGGGCCGGGTTTAACCCCGGTTAAACAACCATTAAACCCAGGTTTCAAGCACTTAAAACTTAAAACTTAACAGGAGAAACAAACATGGCACACAATGCAGTAGTAGGATCAGTCAGTGTGGCAGTGGCAAGTATCCGGGCCCCCGGTCACGACCAGGTACTCCGGGGCCTGAAAATGAAAGCCGACCAGGGCACCCTCCGGGCCGGGCAGGTCATTTCAAAAGACAGCGACGGCGCTGGAGTTCCCTACGAGGACCTGTCTGAAGTGCTGGGCACAGGAGACGGCACCACATCCGCATACGCCGGCACCGTGACCGGCGCACCCCTGGAACCCGGTTCCGTGGTGGTGACCGACGGGGTTGAGGCGTTTGCCGATGACGGGTTCGGCACCCTGACCGGAGACGGCGGCGGGTCGGGCGCCATCAATTACGATACCGGCGCCGTCAGCGTGACCTTTAACGCCAACGTCGTTAACACAACCAACGTGGTTGTCACATCCAGCCGGAAAGCCTACGGGGTCCTGGAGCGTGACATCGACACCACGGCCATGGTTGACGGCATGGTGGTGATCCACGGCACGGTCAAGGAAAACGCCATCACCAAAAACACCACACCGGAAGCCTGCGTGGCCGCCGATTTCGAGCGCCTGGTAAACCGCGGCATCTACCCGGTATAGACAGCCGTTAGGTTTTAAGCACCACTTAACACTTAAAACTTAACACTTAAAACTGAAAAAAGGAGAACGCTATGCTGCACTCAGAAATCCTGGCCCTGTTCGGCAAAAACACCCAGGTTAAAACATTTACCACCCTGCCGCCCCTGGAGACCACGGTGATGGACACGGTATTCAAAAATCGGCTCCAGCACCCCATGTCCATCATCGGCGTCAAGGACATCATCGAAATCACCCAGACCACACCGGTGGTCGGCCGGTCCGCCCCTGCCGTTCCCATGAATGACGGCAGCGGAAGTTACAGCTTTATCGAGCCCCTTGCCCTCAACCCCAGTGACTTTGTCAGCGCTTCCGAGCTCAATGACCTGCGTACCTGGGGCGTGGAAAACCGGGAAGCCTGGCTGAGATCCAAGCAGGAAAAGCTGCGGCGCATTGTCCGCCGGTCCACGGAAGGGATCGCTGCCAGCGCCCTGTCAGGCGCCATATCCTGGCCCCTGAAAATGGAATCCGGGTCCTGGGATACCTATGAGGTGTCTTTTGGGTCTGTGCTGACCTATACCCCCACCACCAAGTGGGATGCGGACGCCGCTGCCATCAAGGATGTGTATGAGACACTGATGGGCATGCGCAAAAAGCTGCGGGCAAAAGGCTATGGCGGCAAGATCGAGATATGGGCCGGCGAAAGCGTTTACCTGGCCCTGATCAGTATCGTCGACAGTGTCAAGTCCACAGCCAAACAAAACATCCGGATCGAAAAGGTGGAAGATGGCGTCAATGTGGGCGGTTATTTGGTCAAGCCCATGGATGAGACCTACCAGAACCCCCAGACCGGATCTGCCGTGAACAAAGTGGCAGACACCAAAATGGTTATGATCGCGGTGGATGCCGGCCATTCTCTGTATTACTGCGCCCTTGATGACCTGGACGCCAAGTTGCAGGCCCTGCCGTTCTTTTTGAAACCGATTGTCAAGCAGAACCCGTCCGGGATCGATGTGCTGGGGATGAGCAAGCCTTTGCCTGTTGTGAATCCAAACGGCCTCTGCTGGGCCACCATGACAGATTCGTGAGAGTTTTAAGTTTTAAGTGTTAAGTTTTAAGTGCGGCTTGACACTTAGAACTTTAACTTTTGATCGGGGAGAGGGGGATTATGACAACATACTGCACGGCAGCGGACCTGGAAGATTATATTCTGGCTGCCTATCTGACCAAGGTTGAAGAGATCAATCCCGGCACTATCGACCGCACATTGATCGAGGTGTCGGCGGAGATCCGGGAGGCGGTGGTCCAGGGGGAGCATACCATCCCCGAGTCCGGCACATCGGCTGTGCTCAAGCGCATTTGTGCGGTGATCACGGCATACCGGTGTGTGGGCAACATCACCAGCCTGGTGGATACGGAAGCCGGGTCCAACAATGAATGGCTGCCGTTGCAGCGGTTGTTTGACAAATCCCAGCGGGACCTGGAACAGATCCGGGCCGGCAAACTGATGCCGTTCCCGGATCTGGATGCAAAAGATTCAGGCGTAAGTGTATCAGCTCCGGATACCATATTCGGGCCTGACAAATGGGAGGGATTTTAGATGGCAGGTGCCAGCTTTAAAATGGATTTTTCCAGGGCCAACCGGGTTTTGGGCCGTGCTGCGGCAAAGATTGCAGAGCGCCAGGAGCTGGCCGAAGCTTTGGGAGAGCAGCTGGTATCTTCCACCATCGAGCGGTTTGAAACCGGCACCGGGCCGGATGGGGAGCAATGGCACCCGTCTGCCAGGGCCGAAGCTGAAAACGGCAAAACCCTGGTGGATAACGGGCACCTCAAGGGGTCAATCAATTATGAAGCCTCCCCGGCAGCCGTGGCGGTGGGCACCACAGATGAAACCAAAGGGGCCATCCACCAGTTCGGGGGCACTATCAAGCCCAAGAAAGCCGGGGCATTGAAGTTCAGCGTCCCCTGGGGCGGGTTTGTGCAGGCAAAGCAGGTGAAGATGCCGGCAAGGCCCTATATCGGCATCAATCAAGCAGACATCGATGAGGCCCAGGCAGCCATTCAGTTGTTCATTCAGCAGGGGCTGGGGGTAAAATGAGAGCGTTTGCCAAACAGACCATCACGACAGCAGCGGTTGCTGCCGGGCTGGCAGAAACAGCAGTGATCGACAAGCCGGACAAGGAAAATATCCTGCTGCCGCAAAAGCGCATACAGCTGGAATACATGCCGGAGACCCTTGCGCGTAAGTTTCGGCGGATCAGCCGGTCTGCATCGACTGAAAACCCGGACACCCATCGGACCCTGCGGTCCAGAAAGTACAAAAACGTGCTCACGGTGCGGGCAGATATCCGGGCAGATGATGAAACCTGGCTGGCATCATTTACCAAATCGCTGCTGCTCAACCTGCCCCACAAGACAGCCAATGATGACGGTGACCTGGTGGAGATCGAGGCGTTTCAGGCGGTCCGGGGCGGGTTCGGCACCCGGACAGTAGAACCGTTTATCAAACGGTCCCAGGCCCTGCACATCAATTTTACCGGCATGCTCTGCGAAGATGAAGAGGTGCCGCTGATCACTGACGTGAACCTGGTGGACGGCGTGTCCATGGGTCCGGAAGATGAAGAATAACCAAGCAAAGGAGAAACCATGAAAGACCAGGCAAAAAATGAAAAGGAAACGAAAAAAGCGGTGCCGGAAAAAAATCAGCCGGCGGCGCCGGTTCAAAAAACCGCTGCCCCGTCCAAAAAGGTGACCCATCTGGCGCCGAAACTTCAAGACATCGAAAAGCTGGCGGACCTCAGCAACCTGCGGCCCTGGGAAAAGCAGGCCCTGTTCCGGGCCGCCGGATGGGCACCGGGCAAACAGGTAACGGCGGCGGATTTCCACGCGGCCCTGGCCCGGTTTAAGAAACGGCGGATGGGTTCCGGGAGGATTTAATACATAATTGAGAATGGAAAATTGAGAGTCGTCCATTATCGATTAATCAACAAGGAGATGACGAATGGGAGATGTACTGGAGTTTTTAGTGGACGGAACCAGCGGCCTTTCACCCGGAGGCGTGGAAGGGTCCTGTGTTGTGGCCGGTGTTTGCAGTCTGGGCACCGTGGGCAAGGGATACCTGGTGGGCAAGTCCAGCGACCTGGAGGGGCTGCTGGGGCATGGCCCTTTGGTTGACCGGCTGCGGGATCTGTTTGCCACGGGCGGACAGAACCCGGTGGCCATTGCCGTGCCCGTTACCGGGTCACCCGGCGGATATATCGCCCCGGTGGTCCATGAGGGTACAGGTCCGGAAGGAGAAGCTTCCGGGTCACCTGTGGCAAATGCCGACGTTGTGGTGGAAATTACCACGGGGGGCGCTTTGGGCATGGCCGAGGCCAAAGTGTCTGAAGACGGGGGCACCACCTTTGGAGTTTCTGCTGTGGTGGCTGTGAACGGCCAGATCAGTATCGGCACCACCGGTGCCACGTTGACGTTGGAGGAAGGTACCCATGTGGTCGGGGACACTTATACCTTTGCGGTGCGTACCGCCATCGGTCCTGTGGAAAAAACCGGGTCTGGCGGGCCGGATGTGACCATAGCCGGGACAGTGAAATCTGCTGCCGATTTGATTCTTAAAATCGTTTCAGCCGGCGCATTGAATGAAGCCACGTACCAGCTCTCTCTGGACGGCGATTCCTTCGGGCCGGTGAAAACCGTGCCGCTCGATGGCGAGATTGTGGCCGGGGATACCGGTGTCACCATTACCGTGGGAGACTCCACCGACCTGGTGGCCGGGGTGATTTATGAATGCCGGCTGCTTCCGCCGGTGCCTTCCATCACCGATGTGATGGATTCGCTGGAGCAACCGTTGAGCCTGTATGATGTGGAATTTGTCTATGTGGCCGGGCCGTCGGATTCAGTGGACTGGGCTGCCATGGGCGCCAAGGCAGACACGCTGTGGAATGCCCACCGGCCCACGTTTTTCATTGCAGAGACCCGCCTGCCCTATGCCGGCGAAGATCTCAACGACTGGACCGCTGCCATGGTGGCGGAAAAGCAGGGGTATGCCCACCGGTTTGTGTCGGTGTGTGCCGCATTCGGCGAGGTATCGGACAGCACGGGCAGCCGGGTATTGAGGAACTGGGGCGGCCTGATGGCCGGTAAAATCCTGGGCATTCCGGTGATGCGGGCCACGGGAAGGGTCCGGGATTCCGGAATCTCCCAGGGAAGCCTGCCGTCTGATTTCACGGAAAGCATGCAGCAGGTGCTGGAAAAAGACGGGTATGCCACGGCCAAGTATTATGCCGGGCTCAACTCTCCCTACTGGGGGGATGCCAAAACCCTGGCTGATGTCACCAGCGATTACCAGTATATCGAGGTGCTGCGCACCGTGTTCAAGGCGGTGAGAAAAGCCAGGATCGCGGCTTTGAAATCAATGTATGACGAAGCAGGTGACCCGCTGGCAGAGGGCGGGGCATCCGGCCTGAACTATTTGAAGGCCAACATCGAGATGGCTTTGAACACCATGAAGGCAGCGGTTCCATCCGAGCTGGCGGATTTCGTGGTCACCATCCCGGACGGCCAGGATATCGTGAACAACGGCGTGGCTGTGGAAATGCAGCTGATCGGTATTCCGATCATCAGACAGATCAAGCTGTTTGCCAGCTATATTTATGCCGGCAGCGGGTTTGATCCCAGGCTGCAATAGCAAATTGAGAATGGATAATGGATGATTGATAATTGTTCATTGTCCGTTCTTGATCATTAACCCAAAGAGGAGAGACAAGCATGGCAATCAACGGCAATTATTACGACTGGGAGAGCATCGAGATACAGCTGCAGCCTTCCGGCGTGGCCATCGGCATCACGGAGATCAGCTATGATGACGAGCGGCCTGTGGAAGCCCGGTATGGTAAGGGTGCAATCCCCAGGGGGTTTGGCCGGAAAAACTACAAAGCATCGGGCAGCATGGTGCTGGATAAAGATGAGGCTGAGAATCTGCGGGCGGGTCTGGGCGGCTCGTTTTACAACAACAACCCGTTCCCGATCATCGTGTCTTATGCCAACCCGGACCGGCCCACAATCACGGATAAGCTCCCGGACTGCATGATCACCAAGGCAGATACCGGGGCAAAGCAGGATGACGAAAACGTCGGGGCCGTGACCCTGGATTTCATCATTCTGAGTCCGATCGAATGGAACGGATCGGCGGCGTACCCAACGACTTAATGGAGGATGGATGATGGATAATTGAGAATGGGTAGTTTTCAATTATCCGGCATCTGTTTTTTAATTGGCGTAACAACAATGCGCCCGCAAGGGCGCCTGAAAAGGGGCATCAGAACATGAACAAGGAAAAGATTGAAGGCGCAGCAGCCGCACCGGAATCCAAAGGGGATGGAAGGGTCTATAAAGAGTTTTCTCATGATGTGTATGACCCGTTCCTGGAAAAGGATGTGTCTGTCAAGCTGCGGTTTGCGAAGCCTGCCGGAAAGGACACGGAACGGGCCCAGAAGCAGATGATGAAATCACCCGGCCTGGCGTTGAAAAACCTGTGCGCCGGTGCGGTGCATCCGGATGACAAGGCAGAGATGCTGGAAAAGTTTGCAGAGTATCCCGGATTGTCCTCCACGTTTGGCGGGGCCTTGCTTAAGGCCTGCGGGTTTGGTGATCTGGGAAACTGATCCAGGGTGCCCGGGATGATTTGCGGCAAACAGATGTGGGCCAGTACGGGATTTTAATCCGGTTCTGGCTCAAAGAAGTGCCGGCGGATGACCCTGGGGAGTTCGTTGAACAGGCGGCCGCGGCCCTGTGGATCGAGGAGCGATGTTTCAAGGGGCTGCGGGGCCTGTTCGGAAGCGGCCAGGGCAAATAGCAAACAAAGGGCGTCAAGCGTTGAGTATCAGCTCGATACCTAACACTTAACACTTAAAACTTAAAACTTAAAACCGCACACAGGGAAGGAAATGGACACAGTATTTTCAGTACAGGCGGTCATGGGGTTGGTGGACAGTATCACAGCCCCGCTCCGGGCGATCCGGGGCGGCATGGCTGATACTGAACGGGCTGCCGGTGGGCTGTCCGCCACCATGGGCCGGGTGTCCAAGTCTCTGCTGCCGTTTGCGGCAGCTGCCGGCGTTTTTTTGGCGGCCCTGTCTCCTGGCATCGGAACGGCCGCGGATTTTCAAAAAGAAATATCCGGGGTCGGGGCTGTTTCCCGTGCATCTGTCCAGGACATGGCCGTTCTGGAACAGGCGGCCCTGGATCTGGGGGCATCCACTGCATGGTCGGCCATGCAGGTGGCCGGCGCACAAAAAAAGCTGTCCATGGCCGGGTACGATGTCCAGCAGAGCGTGGCAGCGCTTCCAGGGGTTCTGAACCTGGCATCTGCTGCCGGAGAGGATCTGGCCGGGAGCGCGGATATTGCCTCAAACATTCTTTCCGCGTTCAAGCTGGAGGCATCTCAAACTGCGGATGTTGCCGACATTCTCACAGCCACCTTCACCTCCAGCAACACCCAGCTGTCCGGCCTGGGGTCCACCATGGCCACAGTCGGTCCGGTGGCCCAGGCGGCCGGTGCCCAGCTGGCTGAAGTGGCAGCCATGGCCGGGGTGCTGGGGAATGTGGGTATCCCTGCTGCGGTCGCAGGCACGGCCCTGAAAATATCATTTCAACGGCTTCAGGCACCCACCGGGGCTGCGGCAGAAGAGCTTTCCAACCTGGGCATTGCCACCAAAGATGCTGCCGGGGATATGCTCCCGATATTTGATATTTTGGAAAGCCTGGAGACCCAGACCGCTGCCATGGGATCTGCAGACAGGGCGGCTGTTTTAAAGAACATATTCGGCGAAGAGGCGATCGGCGGCATAACCGCCCTGATGGGTCAGGGCATTGGATCTATCCGGGAATATGCGGATACCCTGGGCAATTCCACCGGCACGGCTGCGGAAGTTGCCCGGCGCCAGCTGGACAATATGCGGGGAGCTTTGACCATGCTTTCCAGCGCATGGGAGGGTCTCAAGATTTCCATGGGCAGTATTTTCCTGCCTGTGCTGACTCCGATTATCCAGGGAATCACCCGGGTTGTGTCTTGGCTGAACTTTTTGGCAAAAACGCCTGTGGGCAAGGCCATACTTGCTTTGGCTGCTGCGGTTTCTGTGGCGGTCGTTGCGGTGACGGCCTTCAGCGGGGCCGTGGCCCTGGCAGGGATTGCTCTTCCATTTATCGCCACCGCTTTGGCAGGGGTTGCCGCGGCTGTGGCTGCGGTTTCCTGGCCGGTGTGGCTGATTATTGCCGCTGTGGGTGCTCTTTATCTGGCATTTAAAAACAATTTCGGCGGCATTGCAGACACCGTGTCCGGGTGGTGGGATACCATTCGCCTGGTGTTCCAGGGTGTCCGGGCAGTGTTTGCCACTTTGACCGGCACTGTGGGGGAAATCGAAGGGGAGCTTGCAAAAGAGATCAAAGCCGCCGGCCTGGTCGGCCTGGTCACAACTGTGGCCCGGGTGGTGTTCCGGATCCGGGAATATTTTGCCGGGCTGTGGGGAGCGATCGCTTTTAGTGCTGCCGGGGTGGTTGATATCCTGGCGCCGGTTTTTCAAAGCTTTGTTGGTGTTTTGGCACCTTTGTGGGCGGCTTTGACTTCGGTGGCATCTGCTGTTTATCAGGTCATCCGGGCATTGACAGGTGCCGGTGCTGCCACAGATGCCGGAGGATGGCGCACGTTTGGTGAGGTGGTCGGTATCGTTGTGGGCGGAGCTTTCCAAGTCCTGGCCTGGGCGGTCCGGATCGCTCTGGCACCGGTTCAGCTTTTGTTTGAAATCGTCGGGTTTCTGCTGAGGCAGTTTGTGACCCTGGGCCGGGGTATCGGCACCGTGGCCGGGTGGATCGTCACCCGCCTGACCGGCATGTGGACAGCTGTTTCCGGGATCATAAACGGATTTGTGGGGACGCTGGCCAGCCTGGTTTCCGCTGCCGGCACAGCCGGGTCCGGGGTGTCAGCGGCCTTTAATGCCATGTTAGGGGCGGTTAAATGGGTGTTTATGAACCTGACCCCGGTGGGCTGGTTGATCCAGGCGGTTGCCGGGATTTCTGATTTTATTGCCGGCATCGATCTGTCCCAGGCCGGGGCAAAGCTGATGCAGACATTCACCAGCGGCATTAAATCCGCCATCACCGCACCGGTGGAGATGGTGAAATCCGGATTGAGCAAGATCCGGAACCTGCTGCCCTTCTCCGACGCAAAAGAGGGACCGCTGTCAGCCATTACCGCGTCCGGCCGGGCGCTGATGGACACCATTGGAGATGGGGTCCGGGGTGCGGCCCCTGATCTGACAAAAACAGCCAGAAACGCCATGGCCGGGGTGGCGGCCGCCCTGGTGATCGCATCCCCGGCAGCGGCGAACCTGCCGGACATGCCAGAGCCCCCTGTGGTTTCTGCTCCGGTGGTCGAAGCAGCCGCAATGCCGGAAATGCCGGCTCCGGACATGCCGGATATCCAGGCGCCAGGTGTTTCCGGTCCGGAGCTTCCGGACATCCAAGCGCCGGAGATCGGGCCGGTAACGGCTCCGGACATACCGGATCTGCCGGCAATGTCTGTTCCGGCAGCGGAAATGCCGGCCCTGGCAGAAGTCCAAGCCCCGGCTATTTCTCAGCCGGTGGTGCCCGACATCGATCCCCCGGGCGTCTTTGATGTTCGGGTGCCGGAGGTTGGTTTGCCGGAAGTTCCGGATATCCAGCCGCCAGGCATTACCAGTCCGGACATGCCGGATATCCAGGCGCCAGGTGTTTCCGGTCCGGAGCTTCCGGACATCCAAGCGCCGGAGATCGGGCCGGTAACGGCTCCGGACATACCGGATCTGCCGGCAATGTCTGTTCCGGCAGCGGAAATGCCGGCCCTGGCAGAAGTCCAAGCCCCGGCTATTTCTCAGCCGGTGGTGCCCGACATCGATCCCCCGGGTGTCTCTGATGTTCGGGTGCCGGAGGTTGGTTTGCCGGAAGTTCCGGATATTCAGCCGCCAGGCGTTGCCAGTCCGGAGATCCCGGCTGTTCAGCTGCCAGTGATTGCCGGTCCGGAGATTTCAGACATTCAGGCGCCCGGGTTTCAAATGCCGGATGTGCCTGATATCCAGGCGCCAGGGATTGCCAGTCCGGACGTCCCGGACATCTACCCGCCGGAGATCGGGCCGGTAACGGCTCCGGACATGCCGGACCTTCCGGCAATGTCTGTTCCGGCAGCGGAAATGCCGGCCCTGGCAGAAGTCCAGGCCCCGGCTATGTCGATGCCGGTGGTACCAGACATCGATCCCCCAGGGGTTTCTGATATTCAGATGCCCGAGGTTGGTTTGCCGGAAGTTCCGGATATCCAGCCGCCAGGCATTGCCAGTCCGGAAATTCCGGACATTCAAGCACCCGGGCTTCAGCTGCCGGAAGTGCCGGACATTCAAGCACCAAAGGGGCCGTCTGAAATTCCCGGTCCTTTGGCAGGGATGGATATCGGCAGCGATACAAAGGAAAAAGGCGGGGCCGGAAAAAACAGAGCGCCTGAAAAACAGGGGCGGCCTGTCACCATACAAAATTTGACGGTCAATCTGCCTGGGGTTGCAAATGCACAGAGCTTTGTTGAGCAGCTCCAGCAGATGGTGGGGGGATATGATGGCTGACGGCATTTTGCAGTTTGATCATGGCGGGGTTTCCCTGGACGGCATCTTGCTGCCGGGGCTGTTCAAGCACCAGACCATTGCCGGGATGGTGCGGTTTGACACGGCCCAGCCGGACGGGCTTTCCGGGACAGTAAAAACACCCTTGGGGTGGGAGGATGCAGATATCACCCTGGCCGTCGAGCTGATTTCCGACGCGCAAATGCAGCCATACGCATCCGGGGCGGATTGCTATGACAAGCTTTCTCAGATCAATGCGATTTTTAAGGGATATGATAACGGGGCCAACCCGAAAGTGTATGACG